GGTTCTGCATCCTAGTGCATTTGGATTGTATGTTGAAGAACCAACGGAACGGGATGACTGGAGCAAACTACAATGGAAATTGGCTAAACTTTGTAGCGAAGCTGGGATGTCACCGGAAGAGACATTCACAATAGTACGAAGTGCAGCCTGCAATAAGTATGTCCGAGATGGAAGGCCACAATCAGCTCTATGGGCTGAAGTTAAAAAAGTATATGTAAAAGAATACGAGTCACACAATTTAGTACCCACGCCCACAGCAGTAGTTCCAGAATTAATTACTGAAGATGAAATACGTTTGGTACAAAGTAGAGTTACATTTGTAGAAAAATATATTAAATGGGCTTCAGATCTGACCGATGCAGCACCGCAATATCATCAGGCTGGTGCCTTCGTTATTTTAAGCGCAATATTATGTGGATCGGTTAGACTAGATACATCTTTCGGCACTGTCATTCCAAATCTATGGTTCATGCTGGTTGCTGACACTACACTAACACGTAAAACTACAGCTATGAACATAGCGATGGCATTGTTAGATGAAGTTAGTCCTTCAGCAATTATGGGCACCGATGGATCACCAGAAGGTATCTTGTCGGCTATGAAGGATAGACCTAATCAACCATCGATATATTTACGTGATGAATTCACGGGTTTAATTGAGCAAATGGCTCACAAAGATTATATGGCAGGTCTCGGGGAACAGCTCACTAAGTTATATGATGGACAAAATCTTAAGCGTCTTCTTCGTAAAGAAGAAATCTCAATTAGAGATCCAAGACTGATTATTTTTGCTGGCGGCGTTAAGACCAAAATGCAAATGTTGTTGAATGAAGAACATGTTAACAGTGGCTTTATTCCAAGGTTTGTATTTATTACCGCCGTGGCTGATCGAACCAGAGTTCGCCCTGTGGGACCTCCAATTAAGGTAACGTATGAAGAACGCAATTTGATCAAGGAAGAATTAATAAATATAGATTTACAATATAATAGTCCACGTATGATAGTAATGCCAGATGGAAAATCTACTGCGAATTTGAAACCACAATTTGATGCAACATTAACACCTGAAGCATGGGAGCGATACAATTTATTAGAAAATACATTAACTAATGCAGCACTAGATACTGGTTTACCACATTTAACACCAGTTTATGATAGACTTGCAAAATCTACATTGAAGGCTGCAATACTTATAGCTGCATCTCAACAATTAGACGGAGGATCTGTAACTGTAGGATTAAAAGATATTGTGCATGCCATTTATTACTGTAGACATTGGCATGTGTATGCAAGCGAAATGGTTAATGGAATAGGCAAGAGTTCAGACGAACGAATGATTGACGCAATTGTCGATTTCATTCTAAATGCTGGTCCCATGGGTGTTGGGCGTTCAGATATTATGCGTAAATTTAGATTAGATTCCAAACGTGCTGAATTATTGTTAACAACAATTAGCCAACGCCGACTTGTATTTCTCTCCAGTTTTGGAGGACAACCTAGATATGTTGGGAAATAAAAAATGCCATATATTGGCGCAAGATTTAGATATAAAGGAAATGATTTTACCGTAAGGTTACATGGTCCAAATGATGATTTCGATACTTCTTTTGATGAATTAAAAAATAAATCGTATGAATTATTATCTAGATACACATTGCTAACTACAATCGACGTACCCGATACTTGTAATTGGTTGGCACATGAATTGTGTAATTTTTATGTTGATGGTGAGGTTGTTGTTTGGGCTCAAGTAGAATCAATATCCAATGATGGAGCTATGTATGGCTCCTCGGCAGAGAAAGTTTAAAATGTCTACACACGCATTCGCAAACATGCTCGGACCTGATTTGTACCACACTCACAATAGTTATCTAAAAAGATTGTTTTATACGAGTAAGCACAATGCTACAAAGAATAACAGAGCCGCATTGTTGATTAAAACGTTCATTTACGTAGCACTATTTGTGTATGGCACGTTAAATACTAGCAATAGAGCTAAGGCTTTTGTTCTTGCTAATAGCTATGTAGCAGCTAGTGTAAGTGTTTTATTACTCGGTATGTCATTCATACTAGTTGCATTGTCTAATTTCAGAATTTTGTAATGATCAGGGATATATGTATAAATTGCAAAAAACCAATTCTATTGAAAGATTCTAGAATTGGTTGGATACATTTATTCAATATTAAAAATTGTGTAGATCCAAAACCGTATCCATATGATAATAGATCATGTACCTGCGAAGTTCCTCATTATCATTGCTATAGTTGGATTTGTAATTGTGTACGTCATGAAGGCCAAATACATTGGTGATGATCTATGAATAAACATCCCTTGGCTAATTGTAGTCAATGTCCATTCGAAAAAGCACCTTTTGTACCAACACAAAACCCACAGCCAAGGGCTAAGCTTGCCGTGGTGGGAGAAGCACCAGGAGCTTATGAAGCGGGTCGTGGAATTCCATTCACAGGACCATCTGGCAGATTATTAGATCAAGTTCTTAATCACCATGGATATGCACGTTCTGAAGTTATGGTAACTAACATATGTTTGTGTTTAGAACACAATTCTCTCGTTCGGCTTGCTAATGGCAAAAATGCCAAGATTAGTGACTTAGTGAGATCGAAGTTTGATGGAGAAGTTCTATCAGAAGAGAATGGTAAACTTGTATCAAAGCGGGTAATTGGTTGGTACAAAAATCCAATAGGTAACAGAAAATTATTAAAGATAACCCACAAAGCTGCCAAGAGAAATGGTCAAGGTACAGTTGGTGTAACATTAACTAACGATCACGAAGTTTTAACGCAACGTGGATGGGTACGTGCAGACGAACTAATAGTAAACCAAGATGAAATTTGTACTGGCTTGCCAGATTTTGACGGAAATACCTTACAGTTAATGCTTTCAGCTAGACTTGGCGATGGTGAATTTTATACACCAACTTCATACCAGGAATCACATTGTGACGAGCAACTTGAATATATGAACCTACGTCGCGATCTTCTAGTGGATTACAATCCAACACCTATAACTAAGTATGGTAATCGAAATGTTTATAGAATAAAGGCTTTACGTGCATTGCTAAACATTACATCACTCAGTAATATCGAAGCAGTAGAAAAGCTAGATTGGTTTGGTTTTGCACTATGGTTTATGGACGATGGATACATTAGACCAAACAAATGGCATAGTGAAATAGCAACAACCAGATTCAGTATGGATGAAGCAAACAAAATCGCCGAAATATTGAGCACTAAGTTTGTCGATTGTTATGTTAGTAAAACACATATTGGCCCGAGAATTATGTTTGGTGTTGAAAGCACCAAAATAATCTCGCGAATGATTGCTGAATATGTACCCGACTGTTTAAAATACAAACTGCGACCAGAAGATAGAGAGACAGAACTCAATATAGGTGCATGGGAGCCTGAAGATCAATCAGTTCTTTATTCGGCAATAAATAGTATTACAGAAGTAGATAGTAGATATAGTAGTGTTTATTGTATCGATGTCGAAGACACGCATCGTTTTGTAACAGTAGGTGGAGTAGTACACAATTGCCGACCACATAATAACGACGATCCACCCAAGGCCGCGATCGCTGCCTGCAAGCCAAGGTTGGATGCAGAGCTAGCTCACAGCGGCGTGGAGCAGATTTTAGCCGTAGGTGGTACCGCAGCCAGTGTGTTGATTGACCCGAAAAAGAAAATTTCATCCTTGCGAATTGGTCCACCTAAACCATATATCGAAAATTCGAATATTAAAGTAGTAGCATCATGGCATCCAGCTTACTGTTTGCGTAGCCCTGATAATTTCCCATCTTTTGTATCAGATGCAGGTAAATTAAAAGGTAAATTTTCATCTACGTGGACTGAACCAGATTATCGTGTTTTTAGTAGTGAAGATTCAATTATTGAAGCGGCTACTAGACTTATGAATGTTGATGGACCATTGGTTATAGACATTGAGGTAGGAGTAGATAAAGAATTTTCCTATGCACATCCAGAACACTACAACTTACTTTGCATTGGTATTGCTTACGCAAAAGGTAAAGCGGTTGTGTTTGCCGGTGCTGCATTATATGTGCAGCGTGTTATTGAAGTACTAAAAAAACTTTTTAGATCTAAAAAACTTATTGGTCATAATGGAAAATTCGATCTAAATGGTTTATTTCCCGTTTTTGGTGAATTAGAATTATACGCAGACACCATGCTTATGTCCTATTGTTTGGACGAAAGACCTGGTCAACATGGGCTTAAAAAACTTGCAATTGAATTATTGGGCGCACCCGACTGGGAATCAGCCATTAAGCAATACATTCCCAGAGGAAAAGATTACAGCGCAATACCAAAAACTATCTTGTACAAATACAATGCATTTGACGTTGTTGCAACTTGGGATATCAACGAATTGTTCATCAGCATGTTTGGTGATCGAGAACGCATTCAGCACGATTTCCTCATTAAGGCATCCAACGCATTAATGTATCTAGAACGTGCAGGTATTACTTTTGATGAAGAATATAGTATGGAATTGCATGAAATTTTTGAAAAAGAATTATATGAATTAGAAGTAATAATATCGAACACCACAGGTAGAAATTTAAATCCTAGATCCCCAATGCAAATTATAAAATGGTTTGCAAGTGAGAATTTTAGGCTGGAGACTACCAAGGCTGGCGTATTAGAAGCGGTTCTTGAGCGTCAAGGATTGCCAAATAACATAAGGACATTCATTGAGCAACTCTTATTACACAGAAGACGGACGAAGCTTGACGGAACGTATGTTAAAGGGTTCCAAAAACGGGTCTATGGAGGGAAAGTCTTTACGACCTACACATTACACGGGACGACATCGGGACGGCTCGCATCGAAAAACCCTAATTTACAAAATATTGTCCGTGATAAGCGAATCAAACATCAGTTCACGGTAACTGATCCAGATAACGTATTAATTCAGGTAGATCAAAAACAATCAGAAGGTCGAGTTATTACAACTCTTGCTCATGATGAATACTTAGCAAATATTTTTCGTGATCCAACAAGAGATATTTTCAATGAATTAACTGAACAAATCTATGGCAGTGTCTGGACTAAAGAAGAACGAGTAAAAATTAAATCCGTATTCTACGGACTTAGTTACGGACGTCGTGCTCCTTCTATTGGTGCAGCACTTGGAATAACAATTGAGGAAGCACGTGAACTACTTGCAAATTTCAAAGCGCTCATTCCGGCCACGGTATCGTGGCAGGCATCAGTCACCAACAGAGTTTTGGCTGGTGAAGATCTTACGACACCGTTCGGACGTAAACGCTCCTTCTGGCTTATTACCGAACAAAACCGAGAAGATGTCATCAACGAAGCTCTTTCCTTCTTACCACAATCCATCTCGTCCGATATCACCCTCACCGCTCTTATTAAACTACAACCGAGATTACAGAATTTAGCTATTATTCGTCTAACAATCCATGATGCATTAATTGTAGAATGCAAAAAGAAAAACGCTGAACAAGTTATATCAATCATAACAGAAGAGATGGTAGCTGCCGGCAGAGTTTTTACTGATTTTGTTCCGTTTGTCGTGGATGTATCACAAGGTAACCGATGGAGTGATTTGTGAAGGTATATATTGCGGGACCAATCAATGGATATGAAAATTTAAACAAAGATGCATTTCAACTTGCTGCTAGTAAATTAATAGAACTTGGTCACGAACCTGTAAATCCTCATGATATTGGCCCACTTAAACATGATGGCATTCCATGTGCTGGTGCACCTGCTAATGGTGGACATTCATATGGTTGCTACATGATACCAGATCTTAAGGCGCTACTAGATTGTGATGGTTACACCCTCCTTAATGGATGGGAACGATCAAAGGGTGCTTTTGTGGAAGACATGGTAGCCAATATTTGTGGGTTAATACTGTTGGAGTTGTAATGGATAACCGAGTTGGTCCATTGAGGGGAAAACCTTCTTGCGGGTACAATAGTGGCATGCCAGCCATATCATACGATGATAAATTAGACTGCGATGTCATTCCTGTGGTGGTTCATTTCATGTTCAATACCTTAGATAAAGATGGTTTACATCCTGGTGGTTTTAGTTGTGAAGAACATAAAGATATACCAGCAAAAGACCTAATATTACTGAAACACGATGTAGACGTATTTTGTACGCTGCCCGGTGCAGAATGGGATATCGAATTAAACGTATGTGTTATGCCACTAGATTACTACGAAGTACAACTATTA